TGGACCGGCTGTGCGCAATGCCAGCCGGGCACACGCGCCGCAATGGCGCACGTGAAGGAGATCAACATGGCGAGTGGTGGAGCACGAGCACGCTCCGGTCCCGCCCCTGACCCGACTGCGCTGCGGCGTGATCGGGATGCCGGCGAGTGGACGATCCTGCCTGGGGAGGGCCGACAGGGCGCAACGCCCGAGTGGCCGCTGACCGAGCAGACGATCCGTGAGGCCGACTTGTGGGACGCCTTGTGGCGGAAGCCGCAGGCGATCATGTGGGAGCGGTATGGCCAGGAGTTCGAGGTGGCGTTGTATGTGCGCCGCTTCTCCGAGGCGGAACTGATGGACTCTCGGGTGAATCTGTCCACGCTGGTCCGACAGATGGCCGACTCGCTGGGCCTGACGACACCGGGGATGCGCGCGAACCGGTGGCGCGTCGACCGCGCCGAGGAACCTGTGGCGCAGTCGAAGGGCACAGTTGCGCAGCTCGCGCCGAAGTCGGCGCGGGCCCGCTTGAGGGCAGTGCCCGATGGCAGCGGCTGATGACGGCACCTGGCCACTCGACTTTCCGACGCTGTATGTCGTACCCGACTGGATCATGCAGCACTGCCTCTTGGAGTCTGTGGGCGGCTTGACCGCTGAGCCGCAGCCGTTCGAAATGTACGAGTGGCAGTTGCGGGCGACGGTGCATTTCTACCGGGTGCGGCCCGAGGCGAAGCTGGGGCAGTTGGCGACGGCGTTTCACTACCGCCGCGGTCAGGTGGTCGCGCCGCAGAAGTCTGGGAAGGGCCCGTGGACAGCCGGCATCACGGCGGCCGAGGCGGTCGGGCCGGTCTTGTTCGCCGGGTGGGCGAATGGCGGCGAGCTATATGACTGCCGGGCTCACGGCTGTGGTTGTGGCTGGGTGTACGAGTACGAGCCGGGCGAGCCGATGGGGCGGCCGTGGGTGAGGCCGCTGTTGCAGGTTACGGCGACGAGCGAGGATCAGACCGACAACGTCTATCGGCCGTTGCAGGCGATGATCCGCAATGGCCCGCTGGGCGAGCTCATGAAGGTAGGCGAGCAGTTCGTCCGCCTTCCGAACGATGGCCGCATCGACGTCGTGACGAGCAGCGCGCAGTCGCGCCTCGGTAACCCGATCACGTTTGCGATCCAGGACGAAACTGGAATTTGGACCGAGGGCAACAAGATGACGAAGGTTGCGACGACGCAGCGTCGTGGCCTTGCTGGCATGTCCGGCCGGTCGTTGGAGACGACGAACGGCTGGGACCCGTCGGAGAATTCGGTAGCGCAGCGCACGGCCGATTCGAAGGTCAAGGATGTCTACCGATTTCATCGGCTGCCGCCGGGCGGCTTGTCGTACTCGAACAAGGCGGATCGGCGAAAGATCCACCGGCACGTGTATGCAGGCAGCACGCACATCGACCTCGACGCGATCGAGGGCGAGGCCGCCGAGCTCATGGAGAAGGAGCCGGCAGAGGCGGAGCGGTTTTTCGGTAACCGCATCGTGGCGGGTACGGGCACGTGGCTCCACCGCGATCGGTGGGATGAGCGGGCTAGGCCCCGTGCGGTCCCGAACGGTACCGCAGTGGTTCTGGGCTTCGATGGCAGCGACATCGACGACTGGACCGGACTGAGGGCCGAGACGCTGGATGGCTACCAGTTCACGCCGACGTACAGCTCGCTCGACCTGCCGACGATCTGGGATCCGTCCGAGTGGGGCGGCCAGGTGCCGCGCCTTGAGGTCGATGCGGCACTGGATGAACTGATGCGCCGCTACACGGTGGTGCGCGCGTACTGCGATCCGCCGTATTGGGAGACCGAGGTCGACACGTGGGCGGAGAAGTACGGCGAGAAGCGGGTGGTCCGCTGGTACACGAACCGGATCGTGCAGATGCACGCCGCCTGCGAGCGGCTGCTGACGGACGTGACGAAGGCGGACAGCGGCTTCGCGCACGACGGGTGCGAGGACACGTCCGCGCACGTAGGCCACGCCAGGAAGGCCGCTCGCCAGGCGGACCGGTACGTGCTCCGTAAGGCCGCGCCGCATCAAAAGATCGACATGGCGGTGGTGTCCGTCCTCGCACACGAGGCTGCTGGCGATGCGATCGCCGCGGGCCTGGCCCGGCCGAAGGTTTCCCGGAAGACGACCGTAATGCGATGAGGAACGGGGGGTGGCTTGTGGCCCTCGAACTCGAACCGGATGCGTGGCTGAAGCGGCTGATCCAGTGCCATGACACTGATTTGCCGCAGCTGCGGTTGATGGACAGCTACTACGAGGGCACGCAGCCTCTGTCGTATCTGGCGCCGGAGATCCAGTCGGAGCTGTCGGACCGTATGCGGCAGCTGGTCATCAACTGGCCGCAGCTTGTCGTAGACGCGCTCGATGAGCGGCTGGACGTCGAGGGTTTCCGGTACGCGGACTCGGAGACGACGGCGGAGGATCTGTGGTCGGTGTGGCAGGCCTCCGACATGGACGAGGGCAGTCAGCAGGCCCACGTTGACGCGCTGGCGCTGAAGCGCTCCTACGTGATCATTGGCGCGAATGAGGCCGACGAGTCGACGCCGATCGTCACGGCCGAGTCTGCGCTGGAGGTGTTTGCCGAGCGGGATCCGCGTACCCGCCAGGTGATGGCGGCGATAAAACGGTGGGATGAGCCCGCGGCTGCCGGGTCCGCTCCGGTGAAGTGGGCGACGCTGTACCTGCCGGACAAGCGGTGCACGTTCGAGCAGCAGAAGGGCGTCTGGGTCGAAGTCGACCGGGACCAGCACAACGTGGGCCAGGTGCTGGTGGTGCCTTTGGCGAACCGGCCGCGGCTTCGGCATCTGGACGGGACGTCTGAGCTGCGTTCGGTGATTCCGATCTCGGATGCCGCCTGCAAGATCGCCTCGGACATGATGGTGTCCGCGGAGTATCACGCGATGCCGCGGCGCTGGGCGACGGGCATGTCCCGTGACGACTTCGCCGACGAGAACGGTCAGCCGCTCGGCGCGATGTCGTCGCTGGCGGGCCGCCTGTGGGTGAACGAGGGCGAGAGCGTCAAATTCGGGCAGTTCCCCGAGGCGCAGCTCAGCAACTTCCACGAGACGATCAGCGTGCTGGCCCGGCTGGTGGCCGCCTTGACGGGTCTGCCGCCCGCGTTCCTCGGCCTGGCCACCGATCAGCCGCCGTCCGCGGATGCGATCCGCGCGTCGGAGGCCCGCCTGGTGAAGCGCGCGGAGCGGCGTCAAAGGGCGTTCGGTGAGGCGTGGGAGAGGGTGATGAGGCTCGTTCTGCTCGTGCGGGATGGCGAGTTGGACCCGCGGACCCGGAAGCTGGAGACCGTGTGGCGGGACCCGGCGACGCCGACCTACGCACAGAAGGCCGACGCGGTCGTCAAGCTGCACACCAGCGGCATTCTGCCGACGGAGCAGGCCTGGGAGGACCTCGGCTACTCGGCGGTGCAGCGGGACCGGATGCGCGGCATGCAGGACGAAGCCCTGACCCGCATGACGGCCATGGATCTGCATCAGCTGTCCACGGCCCAGCCGGAACCGCAGCCCTTCGAGGCTCCTGCGGGGGGCTGACGTGGCCGTTGTGACGCAGGCGCATCAGGAGGTTGTCGACGCCTACGGGCGGGCCCAGCAGCGGGCTGTCATCCAGACGACGGTCACGATGGAGCGGCTGTGGAAGCGGCTTGCCGCGGCAGACCTGTCCGCGTCGTGGCTGCAAGGTCTGGGCGCCGCGATGGTGCGGGCCGTATCCGCCGGCCAGCTGGTCGCTGCGTCGACGGGCCAGCCGTACATCGAGGCGATGGTGCGGATGGACGGCCTGTCGCAGGACTATCTGGAGCAGGCGGCGCGTGTGGATGCCCGTTCGCTTTCGGGTGTCGCTGCGGACGGCCGGGCGCTGGACAGCCTGCTGTATCTGCCGGTGATCCGCACGAAGACGCTGATTGGCGGCGGCCTGACGGTGCAGGAGGCGATGCTCGCCGGGCAGGCCCAACTGCTGCGGATTGCGGCCTCGGAGGTCGCGGACGCGGGCCGGGGCGCGGCCGGGGTGGCGATGGTCGCCAACCGGACGGTGACGGGCTACGTCCGGCAGGTTCGGGCGGGAGCCTGCGCACGTTGCGCGATCCTCGCGGGCCGCTGGTACCGCTACAACGCCGACTTTCAAAGGCATCGACGCTGCGCCTGTTATGGCATACCCGCGACGGAGGCTCGCCCGGGTCGCCACACGAACCCGATGAGCTTCTTCAATGGTCTCTCGCGGGCTGAGCAGGATCGCCGGTTCACGATCGGTGGCGCGGAGGCGATTCGGAACGGCGCCGACATCTACAAGGTCGTCAACGCGGGCCGTTCCACGGTCACGCTGGACGCCTACGGCAAGAAGGTCGTGGCGACGCTCGAGGGCACGACGCGCCGTGGTGAGTTCTACCAGCAGATGCGGCGCGAGGCGGAACAGCGGACCGGACAGCGGTTCGCACGCGGCCGCGCCGACGTGGAGCAGGGCCTGCCCCGGTTCCACCTGCGGACGCCGCGGCTTACGCCCGGCGAGATTCTGCGGCTGTCCGAGGACCGCGACGAGCTGATCAGGATGCTCAAGCGCTTCGGCTATCTCGGCTAGCCCCTTCCGGCAGAGCCGACCATCGACCCACACCCAGGGGTCCCGCAACGGGGCCCTTTTCGTATGTCCACAAGAAGGGGCGGACGCAATGTCCACCGAGATCGAGAGCACGAAGGTCCCGGCAACCGGGATCGCCTGGTTCAACCTGTCCCGACACGACGACCCCGAGCCGACCGACCCGGAGCCCGCTCCGGACCCGACAGACGACCCGGCCGACCCCGAGCCCGCCCCGGATCCGGCAGACGATCCGGCGGACCCTGAGCCCGACCCGGAACCCGACGACGCGAACGCTCTCGGCGAGGCCGGTAAAAAGGCCCTCGACCGTATGAAGGCCGAGCGTGCCGCGGCAAAGAAGGAAGCCGCGGCCGCGAAGAAGCAGGCCGCCGAACTCGCACGCAAGGTCGCCGAGTTCGAGGACGCGCAGAAGACCGAGTCGGAGAAGCTCGAGGCGAAGGCCGAACGGGCTGCCCAGCGGGAGGCCAAGGCGACCGCCCGTGCGGTGGCCGCCGAAGTGAAGGCCGCCGCGGGCGAGTTCGCTGATCCTGCTGATGCGGTGGACGTGCTGATGCGTGACCCCAGTCAGTACGTCGACGCGGACGGCGAGATCGACACGGAAGCCATCGAGGCGGCCCTGTCGGACCTGCTGGAGCGTAAGCCGCACTGGGCCAGGCCCGAACCGGTGTCCGCGGCTCCCGAGAAGAAGCCGCAGCCCAAGCCGGACCCCGGTCAGGGCTCGCGAGGCGCTCCCGCGCCGGTGAACTACCTCGAGGCCTCGAAGGACGAGGTCGCGGCGGAGCTCGCGAAGTACGGCTACAGGCAGCGCGTGTGATCACGGTCCGGGCCCGGTTGGGCGGCGGACGCACCTCGATTGAGGTGTCCGGTCACGACGAGCCTGCTGCTGGGGGTCGCGTCTGCGCTGCCGTGTCGGCCATCACCCAAACCGCGCTGCTCGGCCTGGATCAGGTCGCGCAGCAATACCCGGACCACGTGTCCATAGAGATCACTGAGGAGTGACAATGACCCCCACCATGTCCGCGGCCCGCCCGCGGCTTTTCCGCGCCCCGCGGTCGTGGTTCCGACTGGACCGGCACGCCGGCGTCCGGCCGTCCCTGCCCGCTGGCATCCAGGCGATGCTGCAGAACGGCATGCTCGACCGCGTCTTCCGGGACGCGCTCGTGCCGAACTTCCTGTTCCCTCAGATCGCGGACTCGGAGCCGTGGATGGGCGGCCTGGGTGACACCAAGACGTTCACCCGCAAGGGCCTCCTGGCGCCGGTGACGACTCCGGTGACCGGCTCGGACCCGTCGGCGGCCACGTACAGCATCGAGCAGTGGTCCGTGACGATGGACCAGTACGCCAACAGCATGGACACCAACATGCTCGGGTCGGCGATGGCTCTCGCGAGCAAGTTCCTCGCCGACGTCGAGAACCTCGGCATCAACGCGGGCCAGACCATCAACCAGGTCGCCCGCAACAAGCTGTTCAAGGCGTACTCCGGCGGCCGGACCTGGTGCACCACGGCCGGGTCGTCGGACACGTCGATCATCGTCAACTCGACGGATGGCTTTGAGGCCGTACTGGTCAACGGCGTCCCGACCCCCGTGTCCGCGTCCAATCCGCTCACCGTGTCGGTGGCGGGCACCGCGAACACCGTGACCGGCGTGAACACGGGCACCAAGACGCTGACCCTGGGCACTGCCCGCGTCGACGTCGCGGGCGACTACGTGGTCGCGGCGAACGCCCCGGTCTCGGTTCGGGCGACCGGCAACTCCGCCTACGACCTGACCGGGTCGAACACGGTGACGTTCGCGAACTTCCGGGCTGCGGTGGCGCGTCTGCGGAAGATGGCGGTTCCGACGGTGGGCGGCTACTACGTCGCGCACATCGACCCCGACACCGAGGCGCAGCTGTTCGCGGACTCCGATTTCAAGCAGGCCCTTCAGGGGCGTGTGGACTCTCCGATCTACCGGGACCTGTCGATCGGCCGGTTCGCGGGCATCGACTGGGTCCGCAACCTCGAGGCGCCGACGATCTCCAACGGCGGTTCGGCGGGCACGCTGCTGGTGCACCGGCCGATCGTGCTCGGCGCGAACGCGCTGATGGCGGCGCCGTTCGAGGGCACCAACAACCTCCTCGCCGGTACCGGCGTCGAGGACGTTCCGGAGGTCCGCACCGTCAGTGCGGCGCCCGCGGTGGACGTCACCCTGCTGGTGCGTCCGGCGCAGGACCGCCTGCAGCAGGTCATCTCTTCGACCTGGTCGTGGGTCGGTGACTTCGGTGTTCCGTCGGATGCGGGCACGGGCGATGCGGCGCTGTACAAGCGTGGCGTCGTCATCGAGCACGCCTGACATGGCTCCCGCCGGCGCGGACGCATCCCTGTCCGTCCGCGCCGGCGGGCCTTCAAGAAGGAGGAGAGTCATGCGCGTGCGCGTGATCGAAGAATTCACCGCGTACTGGAACTACGCGGTCACCACGTTCCATAAGGGTGCGGAGCTGGATGGCGATCAGGCCCGTCACTTCGCCGACAACGCTCCCGCGGGGTCGGTGGAGGTCCTGGAGGCCGATCCGGAGCCCGCACCCACCCCGGAGCCGGAAGCCCCGGCCGCCCCGGTCCAGCCAGGCGGCGACGAGCCGCCGGTGGACGGCACGATCGACGCCCTCATGGCGTGGGTGGGCGACAGCCAGGAGCGTGCCGCTCGAGCCCTCGAGGCGGAGCAGGCGAAGGACAAGCCCCGCTCCACCGTGGTGAAGCGGCTGACGGCCCTGGCCGACACCGAGGAGTAGAGGGGGCCCGCATGTCCCCGACCCCTCTGGTCACACAGGCGGACCTCGAGGCCGCCCTGCAGCGGACGCTGGACCCTGCGCAGGCGGCGATGGCACTGCGCCGGGCCTCTGCGCGGGTCCGGAAGTACTGCCGCCAGCAGTTCACGCTGACGGAAAACGAGACGGTCACCCTGCCTGGCAACGGGCGGGTGCTGCGGCTTCCGCAGCGTCCCATCGTGGTCGACGACACGCATCCGCTGACGGTCGTGGAACTCTTCGGGATCGCCAATCAGGAGTACACGGCGCTCGAGGGCCGCGACTACACCCGGATCGGTTCGGAGCTGACCCGCGGCGAGGCATGGTGGGCGCCGACCCGCCTGATGGGATGGCCGTTCATGCGGCCCATGGGAATCTGGGCGCAGCGCGTCCGGGTCACCTACAGCCACGGCTACGCCGAGGTCCCGGACGATGTTGTCGACGTAGTGCTGGACCTGGCGCAGATGTCGATGACGAACCCGCAGGGTCTGCGGTCGGAGTCGATCGACGACTACTCCCGCACGTTCGCCGCAGAGACGATCGGCGGGGCGCAGCTCACGCCCGAGCACAAGGAAGCGCTGCGCCAGTACCGCGGCGGATCGTTCTCCGTGGCGCCGGTGACGTGATGACGGCCATCGACATTCAGCCCCTGCTCGCAGCGGGCCGCGCCGCCCACAACCAGCTGCTGGTGGACACGTGCACGATCAGCCGGCCGGGTGAGCCGACCCTTGACCCGGACACCAGCGTGCTGACGCCAGGCCCGTCGACGGTCTTGTACTCGGGTCCGTGCCGCCTGAAGCCGCAGCGGGTTCCTCGCAACGAGGAGGCTGGGGAGCGGCTGACGGTAGTGGCCCGCTACGAACTGGCCCTGCCGTTCGCCTCACTGGCCACGGATGACCTTCAGGTCGGGGATGCGGTCGTCATCACGTCGTCCGGTGATTCCCGGCTCGTCGACCAGCCGTTCGCTGTGATGGCCGTCGACTTCAGTTCCACCGCGACCGCGTGGCGGATGACGGTCCAAAGCGACACGTGAGGGGAGGGCGGCGATGACAGCCCCCGCGGTTCGTCCCCACATTGACGCGGTCACGACGGCTCTCACCGATGCCGGACTGATCGTTTACACGGGTGGAGCCCCGGCCGGCGTGAAGCCGACCGCGAGCGCACCCTACGTGGTGCTCTATCCCGACCCGGGACGGGCGGAGACCGCGTCTCTCGCCGACGACCGGACCAACTACTCCGGCGTCGTCCAACTGACCTGTGTGGGGCTGACGGCAGCGCAAGCCATGTCGGTCTCAGACCGGGCCATGGCCGCTCTGTCCGTGGTCCTGGCTGTCGACGGGCGAGTGTCCTGGAAACCGGAGTGCCTCGACGGCCAGCCGGTGCAGCGCGATGACGATGTCGTCCCGCCCTGTTTCTACGCCGCAAGCCGTTACCGGCTGCGCTCTGTCCCTCAGTAAGGAGAACCTCCATGGCCACCCTGACCACTCAGGTCATCAGCCTCGCGGGCATGGGCCCGACCTACAGCGCCGCCGCCGCATCCACGAAGGTGGTGTGTGGTGAGCGGACGTTCCTGCACGTCAAGAACACGAACGCCAGCTCGATGACCGTGACCCTGTCCTCGACGGCGAAGGTCCGCGGCCAGGCCGCCGCCGACGTCGTCGTCACCGTTCCCGCGACCACGGGCGACATGATGATCGGCCCGATCACGCAGGATCTGTTCGCGGGTGTCTCGGACGGTCTGGCCGCGGTCGCCTACTCGTCGACCACGTCGGTCACCGTCGCCGCTGTGCGCATCTGACCTCCCGCCCCATCTCGTCCGCCCCGCTGCTCGGGGCTTTTTTCATGCCCTGAGGAGGGTTCATGTCTGACCTGATCAGCGATGGCAACACCAAGGTCTCGTGGGTGGGGTCCATCGCGAACATCAACGCCCCGACCGCCACCGAGCTCAACGGCGGCTCCGACTGGACGCTGCGGATCACCCCGGACGGCCTGAAGACGGACCCGGCGACCGCGGACGTCGACACCAGCTCGCTCGGCTCGACGTTCACAACCAACCAGCCCGGCAGGCGCTCGTACTCGGTGGAGCTGACGTTCAAGCGCGGCTCGACCACGATCGAGGACCAGCCGTTCACGACGCTCGTGTACAACGCCTCTGGCTATCTGGTGGTGCGCCGCGGTACAGCGTTCACGACCGCTTACGCCACCGGCGACAAGGTCGAGGTCTACCCCGTGACCGCGGGTGAGGCGCAGAACATCGCGCCGGCTGCGAACGAGGTCAACAAGTTCATGAGCCCGATGAAGGTCACGTCGGACCCGGCGACGCGGGCTGTTGTCGCCTGATGCCGGACATCTCGGAGCTGCTGGCAGGGGCGTCGCCTCGCGAGGTCACCGTGCCGGTGTGTCTCGCGGGCGACGCGGGCGCCGAGTTGGAGGCGGCGGAGGCGGAGCTGGGGCAGCTGGGGAAGTGGCAGCCGACATCGCTCGGCGAGGCGAACCCGGCGTTCGAGCTTCAGGAGCGCATCGCCGCGGCCCGCCTGCGGGTGCGGGAGACGGCGGTCGAGTTCCGCTTCCGGGCGCTCGGACACCGCGCCTACAGCAACCTGATTGCCGCCCACCCGGCGCCGGAAGGCTCCAAGGAGCCCTACGACGCTGGGACGTTCCTTCCCGCGGTCCTCGCCGCCTGCTGTGTCGAGCCGTCGCTGACACCCGCACAGGTGGACAGGCTGCTGGACGTGGTGAACGACGGGACGGCGCGGACGTTGTTCGCTGCCGCTCTGGCGGTGAACGAGGAGCCGTCGCCGATCCCTTTCTCGTAGCCCGCCTGCGGGATCACCGGCTCCCGTACCGGCGGGAAGTGGAGGCGGCGCGGGCGTGGGGCATCCCGCGGAGCATCCTCCTCGGCCGTCCGCAGCCGGGCCCCGGTGAGCCGTTGTGGCTGCCGGAGGACCGCTGGTGGGCGATGGCCCTGATGGAGGCCGAGTCCGGGCTGTGCGGGGACTGCGGGCAATCGCTGGCCGAGTCGACGGCGGCGGACAACGAGTTCGCCTACGACGCGCAGATCACGAAATGCCACGCCTGCCTCGCCGGGGCGCGGCGGGTGGCGGCGCACCAGGAGGACGGCGGCAAGACCGAGGGCCTGAAGGTCTCGGTGTTCCGAAGGGAGTCGTAATGGCAGGCGTCGACGTGATCGGGCTCACCGTAGTGGTGGACGACCTGGGCACCTTCGCTGAACGGCTGCGGGTGAACGCGGCGAAGGCCGTGAAGGTCACCTCGCAGAAGGTGCGGGACGACGCCCGGAACCGCATCAAGGGCCACAAGTACCTGCCCGCCTACCCGTATTCGATCACCTACGACGTCAAGGTCACCGCCGAAGGCGTTGAGGGCGAGATCGGACCGGACAAGGGGCGGGCGCAGGGGCCGCTCGGAAACATCGTCGAGTACGGCACTAGCAAGAACGCCCCACTTCCACACCTCGGTCCCGCGCTCGACGCGAACGCCGAAGACCTGGTCGCCGGTATCGAGATCGCCGTCCGCCAGGCCATGTAACAGCACGTCAAGGACAGGGAATCCAATGACAACCACGAGCAGGAAGCCGCCCGCACGCCGGGCGGCGAAGCCGGCGCTGACGTTCGCCGACATCCGGGCGAAGATCCAGCGCCCGCGGCACATCGTCGAACTCGTCATGAATGCCGAGGCCGCATCGGAGATCGATGCCCTTGAGCAGCTTCTCGAGCGGGCGCAGCGCCACGACGAAGCGAACGGCACAGAGACCGCCCCGGAGGTTGCGCGGCGGCTGCAAATCCAGGAGACGGTGGCCGAGGCCTCGCGGGTGCAGTTCGTCCTCGAGGCCATCACGCACCGCGCCTACCAGGCGCTGCGGGCAGAGCATCCGCCGACGAAGGAACAGATTGAGGCGGCGGCGGCCCGCGGCGGCAGCGAGGAGCCGGCGTTCGACGCGGACGCCTTCGCCCCAGCGCTCGTCGAGGCCCAGCTGATCGACCCGAAGCCGGATACGCCGGAGGAATTCACGGCGTTCTGGAACGACCTCTCCGACGGGCAACTCGCGCAGTTGTGGTCCGCCGCCATTCAGATCCAGTTCCAGACCGGCGAGCTCGGCCCGCCCTCGCAGGCCGCCGCCGACGTCCTCCGCTCCTTCGGGCTGGCCACCGACTGACCTGTCCCGATGCGCGACAACTGAATAGGGGGCTGCCGTGACCGACCGTACTGTGCGCGTCCGCGTCATCGCCGAGATGCCCGGCTTCGGCACCATCGTGCGCACCGGCACCGGCGAACTGATTGCCCTCGGGGAAGCCTCCCTTGTCGCCGGGCGCGGGATTCGTGCCCTTGGTGCGGACGGGGCGGTAGCCCGTGCCGGCCTCATGGGCATGGGCGCGGGCGCACGCGGCGGCGCGGCAGGAGTCCGAGAGGGCGAGGCTGCCGCTCTGGCCGCAGGCCGCGGTGCGCGCACCCTGCGCAACGAAGCGGCCCTCACCTCGCCCGCATTCGGACGGATGGGTTCGGCGGCCCGCACCGGTATGGGCTCGGTCCGGTCCGGTGTGGAGTCGGTCATCGGCCCGGTCAAGCACCTCGGCGCCCTGCTGGCGGGGGGCGCGATCCTGTTCGGCTTGCACGACATCGTCCACTCGGGCAACGAATACACCGACGCGATGAACAAATTCCTCGAGGTCACGCGCGCTTCGGGGGCGCAGATGGCGGCAGCCGGCCGGGAGGCGCAGGCGCTTGGCGCGGACATGAAGCTGCCGTCGGCGAATGCGGCTGAGGCTGCGGACGCGATGGTGGAGCTGTCGAAGGCCGGCCTGTCTGCGCAGGACGCCATCAGGGCTGCCCGGGGCACGATCCAGTTGTCGGCTGCTGCTCGAACTGACGTCGCAACCGCGGCGAAGATCGAGGGCGACATCATGGACCAGTTCGCCCTCAAGTCCACCGAGGCGACCCACGTCGCGGACGTCCTCGCGAACACGTCCAACAGCGCCTCGGGTGAGCTGATGGACATCTACTACGCCATGAAATACGTGGGCCCGATCGCCCACACCATGGGCGTATCCATCAAGGACACGGCGACCGCGGTCGGTCTGCTCGGCAAGTCCGGCATCATCGGCGAGACCGCCGGTACTGCCCTCCGGTCGGCGCTGGTCAACATGGCCAAGCCGACCAAGCAGGCCCAGAAGGGCCTGCACGAACTCGGTATCGAAGCGTTCGACAACAACGGCAAGTTCAAGGGCCTGCAGTACGTCATCAGCAAGCTCGGCGATGCCAGCGAGCACCTCACCACTCAGCAGTTCACGGCCGCCGCCGCGATGGCGTTCGGCAAGCCCGCCCTCGCGGGCATG